AATTCACTCTTAGGTAATCCTATGGTACTGAAATAACTAATATCTCCTGTTGTACCATGTCTTGGTTTACAATCAGGACATATATTTTTACCTACAGTTATCCATTTGTATTCTTTGTAATTCTTTTCTCTAAACTTTTTAATTGAGGCTATATTACCTGCTTCTTCTATTGCATTTTTTGATATTCTCTTAACACCATTACGAAATTGTCCAAATATTCTTCCACCTGTAATAAGATCTGCTACCAATACTTTCCTTGTTTCTGCTGTACTCATACCTGATAACTTCATTGAATTTATCCTTGAAACTAAATTAGATGTTACAATGAGTGCTAAATCATCAAACATCTTAGATATTTTTACTCCTAATTCATCGTAAGTTTTCATAATCTTGCAAATAGTTTTACTAATTTCTTTTTTAACATTCTAATAATTTTTCTTT